TCATCACAAAGCCGTTCACCGAGACTCAGACAGATCGTGCTCAGATAGCCTTTGAGACCTCGGAGGTAATGCGGACTTTTTTTATTGAAGCGTTTGAACTCGAGAACGGCGTTGGCTGCCTGGCGGAAGGTCCAAGGATCGGCCAAGCCTTTCTTTTCCTTGAGCTCAGGAAGTACATATGTCCGCACAGCTTCTGCAATGCTTAAGCGATAAGGTCGAAGCATTTCAATGGCTTCAACACAATCCTCGCGCATACCAGGAGTCAGACTGAGAAATGCTCGTTGGTTGTCGACTCTTTCTTCCGTTACTTCTTGGACCCAGGATTCAGCAGCCGCCTGAGCCCATTTTACGCTTCCGTAATGAGAAAGTTTGAATCTGCGCCTTAATTTGCGACCGTGAACGCGCCCCGCATAGGCTTCAATACTTAAAACAGCGCCGGTAACCGGTGATGTGATTGGGCGAAAATCGCCCACTTTTTTTTGGGGGGATTGAGAACTCATGGATTTCGCCCAGAAAAGTGGGCGAGAAAGTGCCCAAGAGCAAGTCAAAAGTCATCAATGTATACGAACGAACGTTTCGCAATATATCATATGAATCGTACTGGTTGCTAACCTATTGCCTGCTCTACTCTCGTAAACCGTTAGTAACCAGTACCTACCGCACCTGCCGATGGAGGGACTCGAACCCTCACCGAGATTTCTCTCGAACGGATTTTAAGTCCTGTGATGTCCCCGAGGAGAATTTACAATGCAATACCATTTTCGCCCACATTTTGCCCGGTTTTTCTACTCAACGGATTAAAAACCCGTCATCCGATAACGCATTTAAATTCTATTATTTCCACTTTTGGATCCGTTGAAAATCCGTTGCTACCGAATGCCCAACAGCGGCAGCAACTGCAGGATAATCCAGATGACGAAGAGCACCGTGACGACCACCTGAATGATTCGCGCGTATGGCGCAAAGAAGGGAATCTGGAGCAAGGCCCATAAGAGCAAGCCGACAATGATGGCGGCAATCAGGATGTGAATAATCAAGGTAATCATGGGGGTGCGCCTCTCTTCTGTTCGAGGTCTTTCCATCGGTCCAAGCGCTGAACGATCTGATGGATTTCATCTATAAGCCGCGCGTCATTTCTCATCATAATGTTCTGGTTTTCCAGAGCCTGTTTCTGACGGTTCTCGAATTCGTCCAATCCTTGATGCAACTCGCGGATCTTGCGCAGTGCTTCCTGCTGCTCTGCGCTAATCGAGACGTTGCCATGCTGAGTAGTCAGAAAATTGCCAGCCCCACTGGCGATAATAAGCGCCACGGTAGGCCAGTTGAGCGCTGCCTTGCCATTAGCGTTCTTTGCCTGATCGTTCATGCAGGATTATTGGCCGCCCAGACCGTGATTACCTGCTCAAGGTAGCTGTTGACCACAAATTGCACGTCGCCGTCGGCGACAGTCTGTCCGCTTGGATCATCGGTGACTTTCTGCACAATTGACGGATTATTGGCGACCGGCCAGGCAAACGGCTGCCAGGCAACGGATGAATTTGGAATCGCCCAATTTGCCCAACGCAGTCTATTGGCGTGATCGGCTGTTGCCGGATCTTCGTTCTGGATACTTACGGCTGCGGTCACCACCGCAACCTCCGTTTGTTGGCTCAAGTGCGGTGTAGAGTATCTGATTGCGTAGGAAGTCGTGTAGTCTGACATAAGATTTTACCAGCCGGTGTCGGCGGTGTAGTGGAATTGATAGCCAGACTGGGACGCATTAACCGCATTAAGTCCAAATCCGCCAAAACAGGAATCCCCTGGAAAAAAAACGGAAGTAATCGTTCGATCACCGACAGCAACCATATCGTAAGCGGCATTTATGGTGCCAGTATTTGAGCTATATCCAGTAACCGTAGGAGCTTTTGCCATGGTCCGCTTAAATGGCACATGGGCCCAAATATGTTGACCGGCAATTGTAGGGACGCGGACCTCGCCAGTATTCATCACCGTCCCGGCTCTAGTCCCATACAAGTAGGATTTGGTGAAATAACGCAAACACCCCATTGGCCCGTCCAAATTCTGGCTGAACGGCACATCGATCAGGTCGGTATTGCTGCCGGGGCAATGCTGGATGAAGCCGAATCCTATGTATGAATTGACGGCGTTAGCAAAGAAGTTCGTTTGATTGGGTGCTGCCAAATAATTACCAGCAACCCATGTCCCAGCTGACGGAGCTATATACGTCGTGCCGCAGGCAACGGTTATCGATAAAATATATCCTAGATTGCCGGCCGTAAGATTCCAGGTGGCGCTGCTTGTCCAGATCGGAAGACTGGGAAATTTAAAAAGGGTCCAAGTCAAAGCGCTCGGTATGGTACAGAGGTTTACCAGACTATAGGTTGCGGCAGCATCACGCAGCGAAACGCTGAACGTTGCGCCTGCAACGTTGGAGTAAGCTAAGATGGACAACGAATGCACATCGTTGATCAACTCCCTTAAAGAAGGCCCCTCCACGGAATTGTAAAGACTGCAATAGTCACCTGTCGCCAATGAGGATTGTTGTGTGGTTACGGTAAGGACAGGCGCTCGCTGAGAAATGCAAAAGCTCGTTCCAGGTACATTCACCTTAGTCGGTTGACAATTCCAGGTAAAGACACCAGTAGGGATCGAGCGCTGAATCTGCCATCGGTCCTGCACAAATACTCCAGCAGCAGGATTAGATACGGTCGAATAACATTGCCTTTGATCGACCTCGAAGGTCCCGTTGCCTACACTTGAGAACGACCTGAGCCTGATCGCAGTGATGATCGGCGCCGGATCCGGTACGTAAAGCTTACTATCGCTACCGAGGGTTGCGATGTTGCCCGAATCGGTTGAGATACCGGCGTTCGGGACCGAGACCGTCACGTCGCCCGTGCCTGAATCCGCGCCGGTCGAGCTTAAGGTGACGTTGGTTCCCTGGACAAGCTTGGTGACGAGGGCCTGGCCGGTAGTCAAGGTGTCGATGTCCTGCCTCTGAACCGTATTGTTCAGAATCTGGGTTCCTCTAATGCTCGTTTTGGCCATATTAACTAAAGCCGGTTGAGCTCGCTTGAGAGGTTGCTTTCGTCTTGTCCGTTAAGGTCTTTTTCAAAGTGATTTAAGAGCAGCTCCAGTTCGGCAATCGCGCCAATAATCTGATTGAAACGGTTCTGGTTTTGTTGCATCTGGGCGACCAATGCATTGTGCCTGTTTTGGAGCGCCGCCACCTCAGCCCGGTTTTCTTCGATTCGCTTTTTGATTGTCTCAATCATTTCATGTAAGTAACCAGAATCTTATCGCCCGTGGGAGGCGCAGTGAGCATGGTGATGGTCGCACCAGAAATCGTGTAATCGTTTCCGGCCAGAGGTTGTAAGAGGAGGCCATTCTGGAACACCTGCTCGGTCCCGGCAATCGGCGTATTAGCTAAGGTAAAGGTCGTGTTCGCTCCGTTAATCGAGCCGGTCGGCGTTTCCCGGACCACGAAACTTGATTGCGCCATATAATCGGTGCTGACTACCGCGGCCGAAATCGCTGTGCCATTACCTTTGAGCATCCCAGTGACGCTCGTCTGCATGGTAATTGCGGGAGTGGTTCCGGCGTTTGCCACCGTGCCGCTAAACCCGTTCGCGCTGACTACCGACACGGTGGTGACGGTTCCCGATCCGCCACCGGAGGTATATCCCACATCCCACGTTCCGGCTGCAGTCGAATTGCTGATCAGGACAAAAAAGGCATAACTGCTGGCGGCCAATGTCTGCAACAACGTGCCGCCGTTCATCTGGACCGTGACCGCGCCGCTGGATCTGTTGGTGATATAGAACGAATGCCCGTTCGAAAGAGTGGTGGCATTGGGCAGAACGACAGTCTGGGTGCTCGAACCCGTAAACTGCTGGGTCTTGCTCGAGGCAACCGTCAGCGTGGTCGTTCCGGCAGCCGTAGCCGTGGTCGTAACGTTTTCAATGGCGTTATTGAGCTGAGTGTTCGCGTTGGCATCGCGGATTACGACCGCAGAAGCTGTTGGTGCACTGACCATCGGCACGGCACTTGGTGCGGCAGAGCTCCCGGTCGCGTTGCCCAAGACAGTGTTTGGCCCAAGGTTGGCCATTTTGGCGGTCGTGACTGCGCCGGCTGAAATGGTCGTGGCAAGATTGCCGGCTGAAGTAGTCACATCCCCCGTCAAGGCCGGGAATTGTGCGGCTGCCAGGGTGCCGGTTAATGACGTCGCTGCGAGCGTTTTATTGGTCAGCGTCTGTGCCGTGTTTAAATCGACCGTAACAGCCGTGTTGATCGAGAGCGTATTACCGCTTTTCTGTAAACCGTTGCCGGCAATGATCTCGCCAGCTCCGGTAAACTGAGTAAAAGACAAAGCCGTGGTCCCGATCGTGTAGGGCCACGTGGTCATCACCCAGCCGCTACCGGCATAAACTATACCTTCCCCTACGAACCAATATGGCGAGCGTGTCTGATCGTTGGTGTCGTCAAAGTCGAGTGTGCGCGTCCAAGCGCCAGCAGCAACGACGTAGGAACCGTTCTGGCTTCCTGTCGTTTGAGCGATACACAACACCGGGTCACCAGCAGAGAGCGCCACTCCATCAATGGTCTGGGTGCCTGACAATGTGACGTTAGAGGCAGCCAGCGCACGAACCGATTGTTTGGTCGAAAGACCTTGCGCAACATTATCGACGTAGCTTTTATTTGCCGCATCCGTAGCGACAGCTGGTGTCCCCAGGTTGTTGATCAGGAAGTTGCCTGCGCTCCAATTGGCAGCCATTGGAACCGTGCCGTCCGATTTGATGAACTTCGCGCCGTCAGCCAATTTGGAAGTCTGGATGGCAGCAGCTGCTTGAATCTGGGCGTCAGCAATGGTTCCGGCCTGAATCTGGGTGGTGCCGCGAATCTGTGTATTGGCCATAAAAAACTAAGGTTGGATATAGTCGATAGTGAGGCTATCCCCCGGGAGCGGGGCACTGACAAACTGGAAGGAATTAGATCCGGTTTCGGAATAATCGTTGGTGCGTACTTGCCGTAGCCCGTTTAAATACACGGCGAGCAAGCCTGGGCTGTAAGCGTTAGCGCTGGTGTAAGAGAGGTTCGTGCCATCGATAGCCCCAGTCGGAGCCTCGCCCCAAGTTTGAATTGATCCAGTCCCAGAGCCGGCTGGCCCTTGTGGCCCTTGTGGCCCTGCAGGTCCGACTGCGCCAGTCGCACCTGCGGGAATGCCAAAATTCAAGACGGCCTGATTTGAGGTTCCCGCATTGTTTACGTACGCCGCCGAACCAGCTGGCAAGCTCGTCGTGCTACCGACGCTGATTGTTGCTGCCGCGCCTGGCACACCAGCCGCACCCGTAGCGCCTCCCGGCCCCGTAGCACCGGTTGCTCCAGCTGGACCTTGCGCACCGGTCGCCCCGGTAGCGCCAGTCGCGCCAGCAGGACCGGTATTGCCAACCGGACCCTGAGTTCCGGTAGCGCCTGCAGCACCGGTCAAGCCAATTGGTCCCTGAGCACCTGTGGCACCGATGGCACCGGTGGCTCCAGTTGCGCCTGTAGCACCGGTTGCTCCCGCCGCACCGGTCTGACCGGCCGGGATCGTAAAATTGAAAACCGCTGCCGAACTTGTACCGGCGTTAGTAATAGCGACGTTTGTGCCGGGCGCTCCCGTTGTGACCGTGCCAACGCTGATCGTCGCTGCGCTGCCTGCGGCTCCAGCCGGGCCGGTCGCACCCGTTGCGCCTTGCGGTCCCGCAACCGTCGACGCCGGCCCTTGCGGCCCTGTCGGTCCTTGAGACCCGGTTGGTCCTGCGGGACCGGGAACAGTGCTCGCCGCGCCCTGTGGTCCGGTTAATCCTTGTGGACCCGCAGAGCCTTGTGGTCCTGCCGCACCGGTCGCTCC